ATGGTGCAGTGGAGATTACCTCGGAACAGCGTAGCGACATAGCCGCTGAGATAGGTGATGTGCTTTGGTACATTGCAGCCTTGAGCAAAGACCTCGGTCTGACCCTAGAAGACGTGGCTCAGATGAACCTAGATAAACTGGCTGACCGCAAGATCCGTGGTAAGCTCAAGGGCTCTGGCGACAACCGTTGAGCCGCTGGGGCTTTGACCTGGAGAGCAACGGCCTACTTGATAAAATCACCAAAATACATTGCATCGTGCTTCGGCACATGGACACCGGCGAGGTAAAAACCTTTGGCCCGGATCAGATCTCTGATGCTTTGTATCTACTGATGAACGCCGAGGAAGTGTGTGGTCACAACATCATCGACTACGACATTCCCGCTCTACAGAAGATTTACCCCGATTTCACGATCGCCGGTAAAGTCACCGACACCTTAGTACTCTCACGTCTAATCAGGACCACCCTGACAGAAGACGATGCAATACTGAATGTCAAAAACCCTGAACACTTCCCCCGCCGCCTCATAGGATCCCACAGCCTCAAAGCCTGGGGCCTGCGCCTGTCTGACATCCTTGGTGATGACCACAAGAAAGGCGACTACGATGGCGGTTGGGAGAACTACAGTCAGGAGATGCTGGATTACTGTGTGCTCGATACACATGTAACAGCAGAGCTTTATAAGCACCTTATGACCTTTGGGTTCTCTGAGGAAAGTATCGACCTCGAGCACTCCATGGCGCAGATATGCCAGACCATCGGCAACAACGGGTGGACCTTTAACAAGACTAAAGCAATCACGTTGTACTCAGATCTGTGTCAAATCAGGGATGATCTACAGAAAGATCTCGATGAGCTGTTTCCGCCCTGGGAAATCACAGAAGAGTTTATCCCAGCAAAGAACAACAAAACCCTGGGCTACGTCAAAGGTGAGGTCTTTATCAAGCGCAAGCAGGTAGAGTTTAATCCTGGGAGCAGGCGGCATATCGAGAAGTGCCTACGCGACAAGTACAAGTGGAAGCCCACCAAGTTCACGGGCACAGGTCACGCGCAGATCGATGAAACAATACTGGGTGGGTTGCCTTACCCGGAAGCGCAACAGTTGGCTAAGTTCTTCTTAGTTCAGAAGCGCATAGGTCAGTTGGCAGAAGGTCCAGCAGCCTGGTTAAAGAAGCTCGATGACGATGGTCGCATAAGACACACCATTGTGGTTGGGGGTACTATTTCCGGGCGCTGCGCGCATCGATCCCCAAATCTGGCCCAAGTTCCGAAAGCTGGCTTACTCTATGGTGCGGAGTGCCGTGAGCTGTTTGGGCCGCCACCAGGTTGGACCCAGGTGGGCGTCGATTTGTCCGGGCTGGAATTGCGAATGCTTGCCAATTTCCTGGATGACGGAGGCGTCTATGCCAACCAGATTCTGGAAGGTGACATTCACCAGTATAACGCTAACGCCATCAAGGGTACGCGCGATCAGTCGAAACGCTTTATTTATTCAGTCCTTTTTGGGGCTGGTGATCAGCTCGTAGGCAAGATTGTGGGTGGCAATGCTAAAGATGGTAAGCGCCTCAAGGACAGCTTCAATGAGGCTGTACCAGCCTTTGCAAAGCTACAGTCAAATCTAAAGAGGGCTGCAAAGCGCGGCTACCTGGTCGGACTGTGTGGGCGCAAATTGTACATTAGAGAAGAACGAAAGCTCCTCTCTCAGCTGCTCCAGGCATCTGGTGCGGTGGTTTGTAAAAAGTGGGTCCAACTCACACACACTGAAATCAACAAGCAGTTTGGTCCCGAGCAGGCGTTCCTTATGGCGTGGGTACACGATGAGGTGCAAATTGCATGTAAAAACAAGGATATCGCAGATGAGTGTCGCGAAATCGCAATTCGAATGGCGAGAGATACAGGCCGTCATTTCAACACAAAGATCCGTATTGATGCCGAAGGAAACTTGGGCAAATCTTGGCTTGACTGCCATTGAGGTGTCACCTCAGATCGAGGACCTGATGGCTTTATACATCACCCTCGACAGAGCCTGGCGCAGACCTTTCAGTATCAAAAGCACTTTTGCCAGGACCGGCGCTTTCCATGTCGGTGTTGCGGCCTCTGAAGGCCTAATCACCACCAATATCGATGAGGATGTCTGGGGTGCCAAATGGAAAATAACAGAAATCGGTCGAGAGACAAAGGAGGCATTAGATGAGTTACTTCAAGACATATTTGCAAACGCCCGTGGAAGACACCACACTACTCATTGATGGCGATTTGTACTTGTACAGGGCCTGTGCTGCCGCTGAAGAGGAAGTGGACTGGGGTGACGATATTTGGTCCCTATCCACAGATCTGAAAGAAGCTAAAAAGATCTTCCAGAAATCTATCGATGACTTCTGCGCCTACCTGGACACGTCCAATTTCATCATCTGTCTGTCAGACAAAGACAACTTCCGAAAAGACATTGATGAGAACTATAAGGGCGGCCGCAAGAAGGTCAGAAAGCCTGTTGGCTACTCTACGATGGTCCAGTGGGTCCAGGATACCTATCGTTGGTATCGAGAGCCCATGCTCGAGGCAGATGATGTCATGGGCATCTTAGGGACTGCCCCAGGACACAACACAATCGTAGTGAGCGACGACAAGGACATGAAAACCTTGCCATGCAGACTGTACCGCCCTGTGTCGGGTGAACTGCTGAATATCAACCAGCGCGAAGCTGACTTCAGTTTCCTTACCCAGGCACTGATGGGCGATGTGACCGACGGATACTCCGGGTGCAAAGGGGTCGGCGCTGTTTCAGCCAAAAAGATCCTGGAAAAGAGCATGACATGGAACGCGGTTGTGGCTGCATATGCCAAGCAAAACCTCAATGAAACCTATGCGCTGACACAAGCGCGACTGGCCCGGATCCTCCGCTATTCCGATTGGGATGTGGACGCCGGGCAGATAAAACTGTGGGAGCCAACACGATGAAGATGAACATGAAGATAGCATTTCAATGTCGCCTGAACGAAGAACAGGAATTCATGCTTGGGCAGGCCATGCTTCGACATGAGAGCAAGATCGATCGCTCTTACCTATCCTTACTCGATAAGGGGACGCACAATTGGTCAACAATCAAGAAGCCACTCAAGAAATCTGCCAGGCGTTCTATGCTCAGATGGTTCTACGATTACACCTATGGCCGTGAATTCACCTTACAGACACTGCTCGAGAACAACGGCAAATATTGCGTCTACCACTTGGCACGAAAGCTGGTTGATGCTGGAGCAATCACCGAAGTATCGGAGCACCATGGGGGCACCGCTGGCTCTAAAATATACATCGTGTCCGACCGTGAGATCATAGGAAGGATGCTGGCAGATGGAAACTGAGGACGTTGTCGTAAAGCCTGCCCACTATACCCAGTACGCGATTGAGCCCATCACATTTATCATGACCAACAAATTGGCGTTCCACGTTGGAAATATCGTCAAGTATGCGGTCAGAGCTGGCTCCAAGGCATACCCAAACCAAACCACCGAACAATCTGAAATCACTGATCTGCGCAAGGCGATGCGCTACTGCGAGATGCGGATCAATCAAATAGAAAGACAGGACGAACTATGAACATCCCAAACCCATTTGCAAACACAGTGACATTGCCTACTCCCTACCAATCTTTCATCCATCAAAGCCGCTACTCCAAATTCATGGATACGCCAGGTCGCCGGGAAACCTGGACTGAGACTGTCGATAGATATATCGGGAATGTGGTTGCACCGGCCCTGGTAGGAAATCTCCCATACTTCGAGGCCAGGGACACCCAAAACGAGATCCGGGAAGCTATCTTGAATCTGGAGGTCATGCCCTCGATGCGCTGCATGATGGCGGCTGGTCCAGGCCTCGATCGGTCACACATTGCGGGTTTCAATTGCTCCTACACGGCTGTTGATGACAAACGTGTCTTTGATGAGGTTCTTTACATTCTTATGAATGGCACAGGTGTGGGCTTTAGTGTGGAACGTAAGTACACTGAGCAGCTGCCCAATCTGCCTGATAAGATGACCCCGATCGACATGACCATTGTCGTTGAGGATAGCAAAGAGGGCTGGGCGGACGCCTACCGCCAGCTGATCGAGGAGCTGTACCAGGGCAACGTGCCTAAGTGGGACGTGAGCAAGGTAAGGGCTGCCGGTGAACGATTGATGACCTTTGGTGGACGTGCGTCTGGCCCAGATCCCCTGGTGGATCTCTTTCGACATACGATCGACACTTTCACGTTGGCTGAGAACTCCAAGTTGACGCCCCTCGAGGTCCACTCGATCATGTGTATGATTGGTTCAGTGGTGGTCGTAGGTGGCGTGAGGCGTTCGGCTATGATCAGCCTGAGTGACCTGGATGATCCAGAACTACGCCTAGCTAAGTCTGGAGAGTGGTGGGACGAGAACCCACACTTCGCCCTGGCCAACAACAGTGTGGCATATGATGCGACACCCGATCGTGATCTCTTTGACGCTGAGTGGGCCTCTCTCGAGGCCTCTGGGTCTGGTGAGCGTGGTATCTTTAACCGTGCAGCTGTCATCAACAAGGTGATCAATGATGGCAAGCGTGAGGTCGCTGACTTTGGCACCAACCCATGCTCCGAGATCACACTTTTGTCTGGTCAGATGTGCAACCTAACATCTGTGGTGGCTCGTTCTGATGACACATTCTCAAGCATGATGCGCAAGGTCCGAATTGCAACCATCCTGGGCACCATCCAGGCTACCTTGACCAAGTTCCCATACCTCAGACCAAAGTGGCGTGAGAACACCGAGAAAGAGGCTTTGCTGGGTGTCTCGATCACAGGCATCATGGATTGTAAGCTTATGAACAACCAGAACGCGGTCCTGGATCAGACCTTAGCTTCACTGCGCCATGTAGCAGTCAAGACCAACAATGAATACGCAGACAAGCTGGGCATCAACAGGTCAGCTGCTATCACCTGTGTTAAACCTGAAGGCACAAGCAGCCAACTCAATGACAGCGCCAGTGGGATCCACGCACGCCACAGCCCCTTCTACATCAGGACTGTCCGGGCAGACACCAAGGATCCCATCACTCAGTTCATGATTGACCAGGGTATCCCACATGAGCCCTGTGTCATGAAGCCTGACACGACTGTGGTCTTCTCGTTCCCAGTGAAGTCACCAGAGGGATCGATCACACGCAACGACATGACAGCTATTGAGCAGCTGGAACTATGGCTCACATACCAACGTCACTTCTGCTGCCATAAGCCATCCATCACGGTGTCTGTCAGTGACGATGAGTGGGCTGACGTAGGTGACTGGGTCTATGACCACTTCGATGAGATGTCTGGTGTCTCGTTCCTACCTCGATCTAACCACACATATGCTCAGGCACCATACCAGGACATCACAGAAGAGGAGTACAATGACGCTATGTTAGACTTCCCAATAAACATCGACTGGGATGACCTGGCTCTATACGAGAAGGGTGACACAACAGTCGGATCACAGACACTAGCATGCAGCGGCGATAGCTGCGAACTAGTAGACCTGGCATCCTAAGATGTGGATACTCTTGTGGCTCCAGGTGGTGGCAACAGACACCATGAAATACTATCATCTGGGGACCTACGGGTCCCTGGAAAACTGTGCGCAGGCTAAAGCTAGGGCTATGGTCATGAGTACCACCAAGGACACAATGGTGGCATGCATCGACGTGACATTAGCGAGTGATTGATGAAGCAATGGCTGCCCAGGGGCGACACATGGTCGTAACTATGGTCATCTCCCTGGACAACCTGGCACACTAGTAAGTGTGTTGATCCGCCATTAATCCAGACACCACAGCCAATCAAGATCTTTCTTTGTAGTTCACGGGATGTACACTATCTACCCTACATCCGTTCTCTACCTCAGATCTGACACAGCACAGGCCAGGTACTAAGAGACCCCTCTAGAGAAGACCTAGCACTTCAGCTCAGGTTCTCACCAGCATCTCCCGCTCACTATTGTCATGTTAAAGATCAATCTAAGGTGTTTTCCTCCCGGTCACACTTAGGTTGGACAATAGTGAGCGGTGAGAGCACTGTACCTTAGTTCCTCTAGAACCAGGCTCCTCAAGGTACGGTGATGCTGCCATCACAATCTTGAACACAACCTAGCCAAACTAATGACAACATAAGATGACCTAAGAGTGGGCCTTGTCTACTCTTGTCAGTCATTGGTCTGACTTAGGT